ATCGGTTCTACAACCAAAGAAGGCTTGCGTGTACGCGCTACGCCAGATGATATTAAGCGTGATATTAACGCTAAGGCTGCACAGTTATATCCATTCCTTACCGATGACTTTACTGCAGGTCGCACCCTTTGGGATGTAACTTCTGTTCAGCGCAAGAAGTGGGCAGACCTACTAGAGGTAGATGAAGATACTCTTGATTGGAACGACCCACTATGGAAGGATGGAAAAATCTTTAGCATGGTAGATGAAAAAACTGGCAAGATGGTTATGCGCCCATCATGGGATGCTGAGAAGTTAATTAAGCAAGATGAACGCTGGCAGTATACTGAAAATGCTACACGCCTTTATGAAGGATACGGAATTGGTATGCTCAATAAATTTGGATATGCGGCGATATAATGGTGGATGAACGCAATAGACTACGCAGGCTTCGTCAACTAGAAGCAGAAGCACAGGCAACCGCTCAACAAAAAGCAACAGAAGATGCTTACTATACCCGCGACCCAAAGACTGGTTTAAGCCCTGCACAAATAGAGGCTAGTCAAGGCGTTCAGGCTGCAGCAAAGGCTGCAACCGAGGCAGGAATACCTGCAGTAGTTTTAAAGACTCAAGGTGAAGCAGATAGTGTTTCTACACCACCATCAACAGCCCCTGAAGGAACCGAGTGGAAATGGGTAGGTAGCAGAAACACGGATTCTGTTGCTGCTGGTTCTTGGGTGTTGCAAAAAACTGGCACTAAAACTACTACAACCAGTAACACTAATATTACCACCAGTAACGCTGTTGTTAATTCTACGCCAGTTATTACTCAATCAGATATAGATGCTGCTGTAGCCAAGGCTGTAGCAGGAGCAACTGCTGCAAACAATGCCATGATTACACAAATGAAAGCCGAAGCAGAAGCAGCCAAATTTGCTACAAAACAAAAGGCTTCAGATAAACTTACTGCTTTGTTTTCAGCCTATGGACTTGAATCTCTTGCTCCTTTTATTAACACTCGTATCATGGCTGATGTTTCAGAAGAAATGCTACTTCTTGAACTATATGACCGCCCTGAGTATCAACAGCGTTTTCCAGGCATGAAAGCGTTGCGTGCTAAAGGTAAAGCAATTACTGAAAAAGAATATTCTGCTGACGAAAAAGCAATGATGCAAACTGCTCGTTTCTTTGATTTACCTAAAGGTTTTTATGATGGACCTGAAGATTTTGGTGCTTTAATTGGTAATCTTGTTTCTCCTAAAGAATATCAAGACCGTTTGCAAATAGGACAGGACTTATCTCGTACCTTAAACCCATCAGTCAAGGAACAATTAATTGATTTCTATGGCGTAGGTGAAGGTGATTTAACAGCCTTTGTTCTTGATACAGATAAAGCGCTTCCATTAATACAGAAGCAGGCTAAGGCTGCACAGTTTGTAGGCATTGGTCGTGCTGCAGGATTTGAACTTCGTGGCATCACCTCTGGTCAAGCAGAGAATATTGCAGGCACAGAATCCTATGCCAAACTTTCTGAGCGAGAACTTGCACAGGCTCTTGGTCAAGCAGGACAACTGCGTAGAACACAGAAGCGTTTATCAGGTATTGAAGGACAAGATTACAGCGAACAAGAAGCACTCTCTGCAGTCATAGAGGGTAGCCCACAGGCGCTACTTGCCTCACAACAAAGAGCAGCCAGAGAAGGCGCTCGCTTTAGTGCAAGAGGCGGAGTCACTGGTTCATCACTTCGCTCAACCGCTTCACCAATATAACAGAATCCCCACCCTGACCAACCAGCCCAGGGGGGCGTATAAGTCTGGTAGCAATAGCCAATTTGGTTTCCCCCAAACCTCATTGTGGATTGCGAATACAACTAAGAAAAGGGAGATAGGTAGATGGCTACCAATTACTACGATGACGAAGAAGATGACGACACTACTACAGATGTTGTTGGTCAACTCCGCAAAGTAAACCGTGCGCTGGAAAAGCGTGCGAAAGAACTAGAACAGGAGTTGTCAGGTCTAAAAACTCAGACCCGTCAGCGTACTGTCAAGGATGTACTACAGGCTAAGGGATTAAACCCAAAGATTGCCGCGTTCATACCACCAGATATTGATTCCTCTGAGGAAGAAATTATTAAGTGGGTTAATGAATACGGTGATGTATTTGGAGTCCAAACTTCATCTGAAGAAAAGTCTGAAGAAAAAAGTCCAGAGGTCGAGGCTCAAGCAAGAATCAACAATCTAGTTTCTACTGGCTCTGCGCCAGATGTTGACGAAGATGCGTTTGCAAAGATTGCAGGAGCAAAGACTCGTGAGGACTTAGATGCACTCCTTGGTTTGAATTAAATAACTTACATCAACCAATCACCAGGAGGTGAACCCACATGGCATTTACAGACACATCGGCAATTAGTGGTCTAGTTCAGACCGCTTATGACCGTTATGTTGAATTTGCCCTCCGCTCTCAGCCGATGATTCGTGCTGTTGCGGATAAGAAGCCTGTACAACAGGCTATGCCAGGCTCATCCGTTGTATTCTCACTTTACAACGATTTGTCGGCTGCTACTTCAACGCTCACAGAAACAACTGACCCAACAGCAGTTGCACTAAGCAATGTTGATACCGTATCTGTAACTCTTGCAGAGTACGGCAACGCTGCCCTTGTAACACGCAAACTACAGTTGTTCTCACTATCTGATGTTGACCCTGCTGTTGCAGACATCATCGCTTACAACTTGGCTGACTCTCTTGATATTGTGGCACAGGATGTCCTTCGTCAAGGCACCAATGTTATCTACGGCGGAACCCGCACATCCACTGCTACAGTCACAGCATCAGACACTATTGATTCTGCTGACCTTCGCAAGGTTGTTGCAAAACTCCGCTCCAACAAGGCTGTTCCTCGTGCAGGAAGCCTATATTGGACAGGTATTCACCCAGAGGTATCACACGACCTCCGTGCCGAAACTGGCTCGGTAGGCTGGCGCGATACTCACGCATACACTGATGCATCACTTGGCAACCTGTTCGCAGGTACAATCGGAACATACGAAGGCGCTTTCTTTGTAGAAAACCCACGCATGTTCTCTGCTAAGTCAGGCGCAGACCAGACCGCACTAGCAACTGCTTCTGCAGTTAGCGGTGTTTCTGGTGAATTCACCATTGTTGCAGCAAATGCTGCTTTCGGTGGTAAGGCTGAGGTCGGAGATAAAATCTCTGGTACAAACGTAGGTGCTTCTGCAAAGATTACAGCAATCTCTGTAGGTACAACAAACACTACATTCACAGTAGATGTTGCTAACTCTGGAACTGTTGGAACTAATACTCTAACAGTAACTCCTGTAACTCGTGTATTCAGCACCCTTGTTTGCGGTAAGCAAGCATTGGCTGAAGCCGTAGCACAGGAGCCAGGTGTTGTTATCGGTCCAGTTACCGATAAGTTAATGCGTTTCCGCCCAATCGGCTGGTACGGTGTCCTTGGATGGAACCGTTACCGCGAGGAAGCGCTGTATCGCATTGAAACTGGTTCTTCAATCGCTGCTCTCTAGTTGATTGACTCTGAGGGGTAGACATATTTGAAAAGTCTGCCCCTTTGGGGTGAGTTCATTAGGAGGACTTATGTCAATGTATTACTTCACTACGCCTACCGTAGATGAAACCCCAGCAGGGGACCATATCCTCTTTGCTCGTCTTGAAATACCGCGTGGCATATCTGTCTTGCGTTTAAACGGAGTGTATAGTTCTTTTAGGTATCCAAGCCAGATTCAGACAAATCAGGCGGAGGAGTATTACTTAGGTGGAACAAGAAATCTTATTAACCAACAGACTGCTGATGCCCTTACAGCACAGGGCTATGGAGAATACATAACACCAGCATGAGCCTACATAGACAACAGACCCATCCTGAGTTTGTAGAAGGTTGCTTTGGTTGCAAGATTGGAACCCTTGTAATGAATACAGGAGAAGCAAACTCTAACCTAAGCGTATCTTCAAAGAAATGGGATAAAGAACTACAGGCATATAGGGATGCTCGTGCTCAAGGTATTCAACCCGATGGAACAAGTATGAAAAAGATTCAACAGGCTGTAAAGATTTCAAACGAAACAGGCAAAGCATACGGGGCATAGGAGGAATCATGGCTGCTCGCAAACCACGAAAGAAACCAGTAAAGCGTGTACGCACAGTCAAGGATGAGTCATACACAGAACTTGAAATGTACTGTATCTGGCTTAACGAGTACTACCACGCCCTGCTCAAGTCAGGTTTTAAATCTGATTTAGCGCTTGCTTTTGTTATGGAAAAGAGTTCTTATCCAAGTTGGGTGAACTACCGTTCCCCTTCTGAGGATGAGATTAAGCGGATGCTGGATGAGGATGATGATGACTAGCACTATTATCCCAGAGCCGTTGTGGGGACTGCCCTCTCCCACCATTGAAGATGAGGACATCTACGAAGAAGATGAGGAATAACCATGCCAATGGTAAACGGAAAAGAATACTCTTACTCAAAGAAGGGTATGGCTGCAGCAAAGAAAGCAGCAGAGAAGGCTGCAAAGAAGAAGGCTGCAAAGAAGCGTGGCAAGTAAAAAAGACCCACGGATTAAAAGGGCTGGCGTAGCAGGTTTTAACAAACCCAAGCGTACGCCAAGCCATCCAACTAAGTCACATGTTGTGGTTGCCAAAGAAGGCAGTCAAGTAAAGACAATCCGATTTGGACAACAAGGCGTAAGCGGCGATAAGAAGCCTACTGCTAGACAGAAATCATTTAAAGCACGCCATGCAAAAAACATTGCTAAAGGCAAGATGAGCGCCGCATACTGGGCAGATAAGGTGAAGTGGTGAAAATAAGAGATAGATTAATGCTTTACATTACTCTAGGAGTTCTCGGTTTTATTGGTCTTGTAATCGCTGGAGAATACCTTGTGATTATGTATTCGCAGTCTAAAACAGGAGAGGTTGTTGGAACCGAGCCTGATGTTATTGGTTTGGTACAAAATGCCTTAGTAGGTCTTATCGGAATTATCGGTGGCTATTTCGGTGCTAAGGTTTCTAAAGGTGATGAATAATGAAGAAAAAACCATTCTGGGAAACAAAGAATCCAAAGAAAAAATCAACAAAATTGACCTCCTCACAGAGGGCTGCTGCCAGAGCAAGAGCAAGGGCTGCGGGTCGGAAGTATCCGAACCTTGTGGACAATGCTGCTGTGGCACGAAAGAAGAAGAAGGGAGTGCTGTAAGTAATGGCAACAGGAGCAGCAGGAAGCACACTTACGGGAGAACTTAACCGCCTAGCCAACGGTGGTACATATCCCGTTTATACGGTCTATAAAGCACCACAGGGC